GAGGGGACTGCGGTGCTTATCCTCAACAAGCTCGATCTCAAAAAGTTTGCGACTCTCCGCACAAACGACGGCGAGAAAATCTACAACGTCACCAACAACGGAAACACTGGCACGATCGACGGGGTACCTTACATCATCAACAGTGAATGCAAGGCGACTGCAACTGCAACAACAGGTCAGTATCTCATGGCTTACGGCTCGCTTTCCAACTACACCATGACAGTTTTCTCGCCTATCACAGTCGAGCGCTCCATGGACTATCAATTCAAAAATGGCAACATCGCTCACCGCGGGTCCATCTTCGCAGGCGGCAACGTGACGGCGAAAAACGGCTTCTTAAGAGTAAAACGAGCTTAATTCAGGGGAGCTTCGGCTCCCTATTTTTATGGAGGTGGCAAAATGGTCAGAATCGGCATCAATCCGAAAAATACAAATCTCAAAACTGACGGTCTATCTGACGTTGACAGAGGCTACATCGCTCATATCGAAGTCCCTGCGGCTTCGGCAGTTGTCGCCAATACCACAGCAGTCCTTGCGGCCGTCACATCGACAGCGTTGACGCAAGTCATCACCACAGGCATCACAAACCCTGCTTATGCTCGCAACATCACAGCCACAGCAGGCGGCACAGCTGCGGACATCAAAGCGATACAGGTCATCATCGAAGGCACCAACATGGATAACGAGGTCATCACTGAGACTCTGCCAGCGTTCACTGTGGACACCGCGGGGACTGTCGCAGGAACCAAAGCATTCCGCACCGTCACCAAGGTAACCATCCCTGCCCATGACGGCACAGGAGCGACAACAGCGATAGGTTTCGGCGAAGTCCTTGGAATCCCGTATAAACTCGCTCACAACAGTGTTTTGTTGGCGTACCACAACAACGTGCGCGAAGGGACTCTGCCGACTGTCACAACATCGGCAACCGTCCTAGAGAGCAACACGTTTGACCTCAATACAGCACTCAACGGGTCGAAGGTAGACGTCTACCTGGTGGTTTAAATGACTTTCCTTGCTGACGTTAAAAAAGTCCTAAGAATATCCTCCTCGGCCTTTGACACGGAGATTAACAATCTCATCTCAGCTGCCGAAGAGGATTTGAAAATATTTTCCATTGTCCCAGAAAAGGTCGTGGACACTGACCCACTCGTCAGAAACGCCATTATTACGTACGTAAAAGCTCAATTTGGCTGGGACAACCCTGATGCAGAGAAGCTCATGACCAGTTATGAGTCCCAGAAGTCTGCTCTCGCACTGGTGCGAAAGTACAACGGGTACACCATCACCTTTTCAGTGACGTCCTCGGGCGCGCTCGCGGATGCAACGGTGGAGTTTCAGGGGCAGAAGCGAATCACCAACGCATCGGGTCAGGCTGTGTTCCTCGGCGTCCAACCTAACCAGAACCAGAAGTATGTCGTCACCAAAGAAAACTACACCACGGTCAACGGTGAGGTTGATGTGTCCGCTGACGCGACAGTTTCTGTGGCGATGGTGGTGAGCTGATGCTTTGGCGAGACGTTGTAGACCTGATCACGACCACACAGACTCAGAACTCGTTCGGCGAGTACGTAGACGGCACTCCTGCTAAGAGAACAGTGTTCGCGAACAAAAAATCCATTCGCCAAAGTGAGTTTTACCAAGCCCACGCTCAAGGGATACGTCCCGAGGTCATGTTTGTGGTCCGCTTTATCGACTACGACAACGAGACGAGGCTTGAGTATGACTCAAAAGTGTATTACATCGTTCGAACCTACTCCAAAAATGATGAAATCGTGGAGCTGATCTGCTCACGGCATCCAATGGGGTGATGAGATGGAGATTAGAGGACTCAAAGAGCTTCAAAGAGCCATCAAAGAGCTGGGCAAGGCTCCTGGTGTGACTCCTGCCGCACGAAAAGGGATGACCATCGCCTATCGCTCAGCGAAAACGAAAGCCCCGGAGGACACTGGAGACCTAAAGAAAGGCATCATCCTCAAAAAAGAGAGAAGTCGCAGGGGCAAAGCAGTCTTCCAGGTCACGATGGACTCCAGCATGAACGACATCTTCGTCAAAGTCTCTAAGGACGGAAAGCGGAGCTACTACCCTGCGGCTCAGGAATATGGCTACATCACTCGTGATGGCGGCTACATGCCAGGGGCTTACTTTATGAGGGATTCCCTGCAACAGAATCAAAGCAAAATCGAAAAAACGATTATTGACAGTATGTTGAAATCCATTGATAAGGCACTGAGGTGAGTCCATGACATTTGAAGAAGCCTTACGTAACGAGGTGAGTTCAGTATCTGGACTCGCCTCTAAAGTTTTCCCGCTCCTCGCACGGAGTCAAAATCAGTCTCTCCTTGCGGCTCCCTATGTGGCTTATGTGTCCACGGAAGGCTTGCAAGAAAAGTCCCTTGAGGGCTATGAGTCATCAAAGAGAGTCTCGTGCGAAATCCACGTGGTGCAGACGAGTTACACAACGATGAAAAGCCTCACGAAACTGGTGATGGCGAAGATTCTGACGTTTCAAAGCCGCGTCATCGGCACAGGTGGACCCTACATCCAGAACGTGACTTATCAGGAACCCGTGGAGCTTTACGACGACGAACCGAAACTTTATCGGTGCGTCATCCAATACGAATTTTACTTTTAGGAGGTACAAAAATGGCGAAGCACGCATTCGGCACGCGTCTAAAAATCGGTGCCAATCACATCGCAGGTCTCACGTCAGTCTCGGGCATTGACCTGACAGCCGACACGATCGACGTCACGACTTTGGAGTCTGCTGACACGTACCGCGAGTTTATTCAAGGCATGCGAGACGGCGGCGAAGTTTCCGTTTCAGGATTCTTCGAGCCAAGCGACACCAATGGCCAAAATCAAATTTTCACTCTATTCAACTCTGGAGCGGTTACGGCCTTTTCTATCCTCTTCCCTTCGACTTTGGGAGCGGAGTGGACGTTTAGCGGCATCGTGACCCAAGCGACAACCAACGCAGAAATGGAAGAGGCGGCTACGTTCGAAGCGACGATCAAAGTCACTGGGAAACCATCCCTTGGCCTCACGGCTTCCGCTGGTCTCTCGGCTCTCTCCCTCACAGGTGCAGGTGGGTCATTGTCGCCAACGTTTTCCGCTTCAGTGTTCTACTACACCTATGGTGGCGTCTCCGCGACATCGGTCACGGTCACCGCAACAGCGGCATCGCACACGATTCAACTTTATGTGGACGGGGTGTTTTCGCAAAACCTCACCACAGCGGTCGCATCGAACGCAATCAGCTTGACGCTGAACGTGGGCAAAAAGTTGACCATTGTCGCGTTTGAGGCAGGGAAGACGTCAAAAACTACTGAAATTATTGTTGTGAAGACGAGTTAACACGGAGCCAGAGGCAACTCTGGCTTTTATTTTTAGGGAGGGACTATGTACACACCAATCGAATTGGACAAAATTAGAAATCTACGCTACGGGATGAAAGCCATCTCGCAGTTTGAGAAAATTTTAGGCAAGAACCTCGCCAAAATCGACATGGAGAATCTCACCATGGAGGAGCAGGCGGTCATCATCTGGGCTGGGTTAGTCCACGAGGACTCATCTTTGACTCCCGACAAAGTCATGGAGCTTATCGACGAACACTCTGACATCCAGACGGCACTTGAGACGATGGGCAAGGCATTTGAATCAGCTTTCGGCAAAAAGGAAAAAAACGCACAGAGGGTAGCGAGTTCGAGTTAGAAAATGCACTTCGGACTGCTGCCCAGATTGGCTTATCGATATTAGAGTTTTGGCAACTTACACCGTTTGAGTTTTCGGTATTGGTCGAGGCGTACGTTGAAAACGAAAAGAAGCATCACGACATGATGGTGACTCAATCGTACCTCACGGCCTACCTCCACAGGGTGAAAAAGATGCCCAAGCTCCAAAGCATGCTCATTCAGAAACCAAAGGAGCAGTCTCCTGAGGAGATGCTACAGAAAATCAAAGCCCTCAATGCCCAAATGGGCGGGGACGTATACTAGGGGGTGAAACATGGTCACAAAGAACCTTCTCGTCCGTGGTGGCGCGGACTTTTCAAGCCTCACAAAGTCACTTAAAAAAGTCAACAAAGACCTAGACGGATTCAAGGCCACCGCCACCAAAGCGATGACGGCCATTGGAGCGGCAATCGCCACGATCGGACTCGGAACCATCGTCAAAGACGCAGTCAAAACTGCCATTGGCTTTGAGGCGTCGATGATGCAGATTCAACGCACGATGGGAGAGACAGGAGCGGCGTTTCAGAGTTGGATTGACCAGACTTCCGCATCCATGGGGATGGGCAGGGCAGAGGCGACCAAGTTCGCAAGCGTCTACTCCAACCTTTTAAGCTCGTTTATGTCCGACACCAACCAGATCGCGACGCAGACTCAGGCACTTCTCAAGGCTTCCGCGGTCGTGGCCTCGGCAACGGGTCGAAGTATGGAAGACACCATGGACAGAATCCGTTCAGGCTTGCTCGGAAATACCGAAAGTGTGGAAGATTTGGGAATAAATGTTAATATTGCCATGATTGAGAGTACCGACGCCTTCAAAAAGTTTGCTGGAAGCCGCTCATGGCAACAACTAGACTTCCAGACGCAGTCACAAATCCGACTTTTCGCCATTTTGGAGCAGGCGACGAAAAAATACGGCGACGAAATCGCAGACAACACCGCCTCACGTCAGTCACAGTTCGTGGCTCAACTGAAAAATATCCAATTATCACTCGGTCAGGCGTTCCTGCCCATCTACAACGCTATCCTGCCCGCGCTCACACGCATGGCTCAAGCCTTTGCCAATGTGATGAGTGCAATCGCGGCCTTTTCGCAAGCTCTTTTCGGGGTGCCGAAGGAGACGAAGAAAGGCGTTGACAACACTGAAAAGTCGGTTGCTGGCCTCGGGGACGCCTACGAGGAAGCTGGGAAGAAAGCCAAGGGGTCGGTGGCAGGGTTTGATGAGATCAATAGTCTCGCTCAACCTTCCGCGGGTGCAGGGGCAGGTGCAGGGGCTTCAGCGGCTCCAGAAATGGCCACAGGCGGCATCTTCGCGGGGCTAGGCGACAAGACTGCGGAAGTCTCTCAGAAGATGCAGGAGATGGCCGACAAAGTCAAAGGGTCATTTAAGTCTATGACTGATTTTATCACTCAAAACAAAGACATCATCCTTGCGGCACTCGCTGGACTCGCGGCAGGGATTGCGACTTTCCTGATCATGTCCAACTGGGCATTGATTGTTGCCACTCTTGTCAAAGGTCTAGCGGCGATCAGGACGGCCATCTTGACTGTTGTAGCATCGCTCGCTCTATTAAATTTACCTTTCGCTCTCATTGCGGCGGCAGTAGCGGCGGCAGTAGCGGCTTTCGTTTATTTTTACACCACGAACGAAACCTTCCGCGGGGTCGTGGATGGGATTCTTCGTGCGATCGCGGATGCGGCTGTTTTCCTTTGGAAGCAAGTCCTAGTCCCTTTGGGCAAGTTTTTGTGGGAAGTTTTGAAGGTAGCTTGGGAAGGCATCGTTACCGTGGCAACTTTTCTTTGGCAAAACGTCCTTGTCCCTCTTGGAAAATTTCTCGGCGTGCTGTGGAAAGAAATCTTTGTCCCTTTGGGCAAGTCACTTATGGAGATGCTCAAGCCAACAATCGAGGCACTTTCAGCGGTGTTCATGTTCCTTTGGAAAAACGCTCTTGTCCCATTAGGAAAATTTGTTTTTGATGTGTTCATCAACTACTGGAAAGGGCTTTTCAGTATTCTCACGCTACTTTTTAACAACGTCATCAAGCCTTTAGCAAAATACGTCTACGAAACCCTTGCTCCCAGTTTCAAAAGTGCTTTTGAAATTATCAAAGATGTTCTCAGCGGACTAAAAACCGCCTACATCGGGCTAATGAACTTTATTACAGGGGTTTTCACTCAAGACTGGGAAAAGGCTTGGAATGGGGTCAAAGACATCTTTGGCGGCGTGTTTCAATCTCTTTTCGCGCTTGTCAAAAGCCCACTAAATAGCATCATTGACTTGGTCAACAAACTTATAGAGGGCTTAAACAAAATAAAAATTGACGTACCGTCATGGGTTCCTGGTCTTGGTGGCAAGTCCATGGGCATCAACATTCCCAAAATCCCACCGTTAGCAGAGGGCGGCATCGTCGGAGCCAACTCTCCCATGCTCGCGATGGTGGGCGACAACCGCACTCAAAAGGAAGCCATCGCACCAGTGGATGACCTCATGACGATGATCTCCTCTGCTGTCTTAGCGGCAATGAACACGAAAGGCAACCGCACAGGGGACATCGTCTTAAACATCGACGGAGTCAGTTTTGCGAGGGTGACAAACCCGTATCAGGCCAAGGAAGCCACCAGAATCGGCGCAAACATGATCACAGTCAGTTAGGAGGAGTATTATGGCAATCATCACAATAGGTTCCACAGTCTTGCCGTCTCCCTCTGACTGGACTGTGGGAGTCATGGACATCTCAAAAGCGGAGCGCAACGCCTCGGGGACGATGATCATCGAAAGAGTGACCACTAAGAGAAAAATAGAGTTGTCTTGGAAGTTTCTCTCTGCGGCCAACCTCTCGACGGTTTTAAATGCTGTCGCTCCCGTCTCTTTTTCGGTGACCTACCCTGA